TGATTACTCCATGAGTGATTGGTTATGTGGATGCGCAGGATGATTGTATTCCGATGGCGCGGGACGCTGACCAATCTCTAGTCGTAGCGGGACGCTTACCGACAGACCGAGTGTATATGAGAATCTAAAAGTTTTTCAACAGTTCAAGTTTTTTCGCCAACAAACCGACCGACGCCGGAACTTTTGTTGGTTCGGCACGAAGTTTGCTGACCGCGCTCGACAACAGATCAGCCGACTCATCAGTCAAAGTGTTGCCAGATTCAAGCATCGTGATCGCCTCAGCGAGCTTGTCTGCGTCAACACCTGTGCGTTCGGCGAGGATGTCAAGAGAACGAACAGAAGCCGAAGTGGCCTTGTAGGCAGGGAACCCTGTCACAACCGAAACCTCATGCAAACGCACCTGACGTAGTTCGCGGGTCATGCCGTCATCTGACCATTTGTCGCCACCGGCAGGAACCGAGAATCCGAACGACATCGAATCAACATCGCCGCGCTTCATCAACACCGACAAGTCACGACCAACTGTCGTGTCTGGAAGATCGGCGTTCACCAACAAACCTTTCGAATCTTCTTCAAGACGCAAAGTCTTTGAACGTGTCGAAGCAAGCAACATCGACGAATCGTGGTTCATGTACATCTTGATCGTGTTGCGACCTTTCAAAGATTTCTTGAACGCACCTGGCATGATTCTTTCAATGAACGGCAACGGTTCAGAATCAGAGTTGAACACTGCCGCATATCCTGTGAACGACATTCCGTCACCTGTCGGTCCTTCGCGTAGTTCAAAGTCGTTTATGTGAATGCGGCGTGTCTCTAATGATTCGCTCATGCCGTCAATCATAACAACATTCACGGGCATGGTTCTAGAGGACCGCGGATGATCTTTAGGAAGCAGATCATTGTCGGTGATGTAGGCAGGACTCTCTGGACGACCGTTGCGCAGAAGATACAAGAACGCATTGACACGCGCATACGCCCACTGGTTTCTCGTCATGCCTGGACGGTGAGATGTCGAGTAGGCTCCGGCACCGCGACGGAACACAGTTCGCAGCATTCCGACAGTTGCCCGCTTCCAAGACGGATCGGATGCGTCAAGTTTTTTGTTGTGTTCATCGGCTTTGGTTTTCAAACCTGACTCGATTGCTTCGGTTAATTCGATCGTGTCCGACCCTGCGGGAGCTTTCGCCGAGCCTTTCGGATTTTTATCTGAGCCTATGATCTGGTCTGATGGTGGTGCTGGTGCGCGTTCGGATTTAATTGCTTCAGATTTTCTTGCAAACCAATCTCGTGCCGGTTGAGGGTTCAACGGATTGATTCCCCACAGATAGTGTGCGACCGCACCCGCACCAGGGAACTGATCGTTTGTCGCGTCCGAGTTCTTTGGTGCTTGTAGGTCTACTGCGTGTCGTTGCGCCCATGCGTTCGCTCGCACAACTTTGTCTTCGGTGATGTCGCCTCGCGCCATATCTCGTGCCTCACGAACGGTTCTATCGACCAGCCCTTCACCCGCGAGACCTTGACCGTAGTAGTCCAATCCTTTTCGGGCCGCGCTACGAATATAGGCAGGTATCTCAAGAGATACCTGACGAATCGACGCATCAGAAGATTTTATTGTTTTTGGATCCATTGTCGGGATGCCTAAGTCGGAATATGCTCGGCGCGCAGCCGTATCATTATCAATCGCTAACTTGACTGGTTTTTCATTTAAGATTTCTCGCGCTTTTGTTTTTTTATAAGTTGCAGTCGGAATAGATAGATCATCGTTGAACTCGATATCGTCAAATTGAACTCCGGCGTCAGCGAGTTCTTTCAATGTTTTTTCTTCATCTGATTCTGGTCGACCAGTCACGATATAGATGTCGTAATCGTCGTAAAGATTGTTGACATAGTCAACATTTTTTTGAATGCCTCGACCACCAGCGATTAGAGTTCCGTCAACATCAACGATGACTACTTCATTGGCGTCACTATTGCGTTCACCACCTGGTTCCATATCTTCGGCCAAAGACACTGCGACCATCTGGTCGATTGCGTCCTGTTTGGTTGTGTGGCAACCGATCACTTCGCCATCTTCTTTGATGGTTGCCCAACCAGAACAATCTGGTGACTTGTCTGTGATGAAGTAAGGCATTAGACCAACAACAATATCTCAGCATCATCGTCCAAGATGCTGAAAGTTATTGTCCCGACTGCTTGCGCTTGCATTGCGTTCAAGGTTGTTGACGCGACCGCGTAGCGTCGTTTCGGTTGGATGACTGGTATCTTGACTTCTGGTAGCGGTTCAATCTTCTTGCGTCGTGGTGCGGCGTATTGTCGTCCGCCTGAAGGTATTGGTTCTGGTGTTGGTTCTGGTGGAGTGTCGGTTGCATCAGCGGTTGCGACCAGCCCATCAAGATCGACTGAAGCGATTGCAGACTTGGCAACTTTGGTTGTGGCCGAAGCATCAAGTCCACCAAGATCTGCTGACGCGATAACAGTCTTTGAGACTTTTGTTGTTGCCGAAGCGTGAAGTCCACCAAGATCGGTTGAAGCAGTAGCGGACTTCTTTGCTTTGGCTTGTGCTGAAGAATCCAATCCGCCCAGCGGTGCTGAAGCGGTGACGATGTGTTTGACAGTTGCAGTTCCTGACGACGACAATTCGCCAAGCGATGTTGAAGCAGTTGCGAAGTGTTTGACGGTCGCTGATCCTGTTGCCGATATACCGCCGAGTGATGACGAACCTGTCGCTGTAGTTAGGAACTCTGCACCATCAAGAACTTGTGCGCCGTCAAGTGTGCTGGTGTCAAGAATGAATGCAAGACCGCCATCTAACCCGTAGGTGGCGTCGTTCAGTTCGCTCGTGTCGAGCAGGAATCTTTTGACCGCCATCGCGGCCTACTAACTAGCAACGGTCAAAGATGCAGACAGATTGCCAGATGAGATTGTGTATGTGTCACCAGCGGTGTATGGGTTCGCTGTGATCGTGCCTGAGAACAAGAAGTTTCCGGCACTTATATTGTCCCAAGCGGTGAAGTGTGTTGCGTCTTGCGAACCAGCGATGTTCGTCCACGAGATATCTGCATCGGATGTAATCGCACCCGCTGATGCTGCACCGAATGACGCCGCTTTGCGTGTCGTCTCAGTCGCAGCGTTTGCTGTACCTGCTGCACCTGGATCACCTGTGTGAAGTTTGATGTACACCTGTGCGACTGCATAGGAAGTATTGTTCGCGAGCGCGTCAAGCCATGCGTTGCAAAGATAAGCAGATAAACCGTGTGCCATTACTCTTCAACCCTTTCGGTGATAGTCAAGATTCTACCTTCGGTGTCACGTTCAACTGTGCGGACAGTCGGCTTGTTCTCAGGCACGTTCACACGCACCACGGTCTCAGGAACATTGATGACAGGTGCGGCCACGTTCACGTTCGCTGGTGGAACATTCACAACCACTTCAGGCATAGTCACATTTACATCACGCTGATTCACATCGTAGGTTGGTGCTGGTTCGGTGACTTGTTGCAACAAGACTGGCGCGACACCTGTGTGTGCGATCGGTTGAATCTCAAGTGCTTTCAACACGGCAGCAGGTTCGAAACCTGCGTTGATGAGACGTTGAGCCATCATTGTTTTGCGGTCAAGTTCGGTGAGTCCAGCAGCGGCAAGATCCACGTTCGCGAGAGGTACACGGTAAGCATCGCCACCATCAGCCGGACGCAAGTCTTCGAATCGGCGAACATCGTTGATCGACAACCAGCCTGCTTGTAGTCCTGATGAATATCCTGCGACTCGTGAGCCGAAGTCGCCGCGCATCAAACCATCAAGGTTAAACTTCAGGAACGCACCATTGACAAGAAGTTTGCTCGAATATCCGTCCTCGATCTTTGTGACGTATGGTCGGAGTGTGTGCATCACGAAGTGGATGCCGTTCATTTCAACCGAAGCATAGGCTTGCGCACCTGACTGAATCACACCAGCCATCGATGGCGGTACACGGAACGCACGAAGAATCTCCTCGACTGCGAACTGTCGTGACTGTAGGAACTGTGAGTCGTCTGGTGCGACAGAAGTTGTCGTGTACTTCGCACCACCAAACAGGATGCCTGGACGATGCGAGCGACGCAAACCTTTGTGACCTTCTTCGAATCCGTCAACGAGAGATTTTGCTTGTTCACGGGTCAGGTTGCCTGGGAACTCGATGATGCCTGATGTGTGCGAGCCTTGACCAAAGAACCTTGCAGCGAACTCTTCCAATGCTTTAGACAAACCGAGGTTCTCTTTGATGAGTTCGATGCGTGAACGGCCACGAAGATCACCAGGCAAACGCAACTCTGATAAATGAATCATGTCGCCATGCTCGATGGTGTACTTATTGTCGTAGACATAGATGATGCGACGTGACTCGTCGCGTTTCACTTCAACTTTCAACGGATTCAAAACAGACAGACCAGCGATACCTTGACCGTCGCGGATGATGCGTGTGAACGAGTTACCGTTCAACAGCATCGAGACAAGCACCTGCTGGAAGTGGTCGGTGCGTGACACACCGATTTCGGGCATGTCAACCCATTCTGGTCTCGGTCGGTAAGGACGGCGATCACCGTCGACACGAATGTAGGTGTCGACTGGCAGAGTTGAGATAGAGTCCGCGATCAGCCGAACACACGCATACACGGTTCCGATTTTGAGTGAATCTTCTTGTGTGACGATCGTGCCGGCGTTCGTCGTGAATTGGAATGCGTCACCTGCCGCGAACAAAGATTGAAACGAGATTGCCCGATCCTCTGTGCCTCTTGGTTCAAACAATCTTGACAACATCAGGTTCTATCCGCTTTCTTCGAACGCTCCCAAGCCAAAGTGAAGGCAAGCAGAGATATGCCCACAAAGATTAGCCCAAGCGGAAGCGCAATGTAAAATATGCCGAGCGCAATCAAAAAAACTGCCACCATCTCAAGAATCAAAATTGTCATCTGTTGCACTCCTAAACTACGAAGAACCCTGGTTGCTGAACACTCTCGACTCGTCTCGTTGCACGATCCACAGCCATCGCCAATGCTATCGCAGCGTCAATCTTGCGTTTCGATTTACCTTTAGACAAACGCCAACCCATATCGGTTGAACGTTGCGCAGCCGACAACACCTGATCAGCGAACACAGGATCACCGTTGTGCGCAA